CAAAGAGCAAGGTGGTCGTATCGTATGGATACAACGAGGCGAACTACCTTGGTGGCATGATATCGCTGTCAAATCAAATCAAGGCAATATGGATGCACAACAAGTATTGCAATCTCACAATATCCATGCTAGCGAAACAGCATGGGTGGGCACGGACTTTGATGCAGTGGTTGACAACAACGGTAGCATTGATAACCTGTATACACAGATCAGAAATCTGGTACAAGATCCGCTGGTTTCCAGGGCAAACGGGATTTATAAACCATTGGCCGACAGTTTAGGCATACTGTCTTGAGATTCACCCTATCGTTGTTGCGTAGATCTCCATCCACGTGATATACCATTAGTTGCTGTTCCGGCAGCTCTGCTTTGAAGCCACAGCGTTCGCACTGTGGCTTTTTTCTATATCCGCTCTTGTACCACAGTGGTGGTAGATGTTTGGCTTTTTTGCCAGCACGACTGCAATAACTACACACCGCCCTATAGTAGGTGCGATCTTCTCTTTTGTAATTGACTGCAAGGGGTCTTTGTGTGCATACAGGACACAGTTTTCTATCTTCCATGATGTATTTAGTACGGTGACCTTTCCAAAGGCACCTGTAACGGGCTTCTTTTACCCTAACCAAATAAATATCATAAACGTCACTGACAAAGGAAAGACGACATGGCAAAAACTCTAACATCACCAGGCCTTAGTATCACAGTAACAGATGAGAGCCAATATGTACCCGCAGGTACAGGCACGATTCCACTGCTACTTTTGGCCACTGCACAAAGCAAGACCAGTCCTGCAACTGGCACAACCGCTGTCGGTACTACCGCTGCCAACGCAGGCAAACTACAGGCATTTACCAGCCAGCGTGAGCTGATCAATGCACTGGGTTATCCCAAATTCCAAACCAGCGCAGGCGCAGCCTTGCATGGCGACGAACGTAACGAATATGGACTACAAGCCGCTTATAGCGCACTGGGTCTTGGTAGCCGCGTGTATGCTATACGTGCTGACATTGACCTAGCACAACTTACCGCAACCGCAGTACGCCCACGTGGTGACGTAAACGACGGTTTCATGTGGTTTGACCTAGCAGATTCAGACTTTGGTGGATTTGAATGGAACACCGTCACACAAGCGTATACAAAAATCACACCATTGGTTATCACTCGTGCTGCCGATGTTGAAAGCGATGCGATCAACACTCCCAAGACCAGCGTTGGTAGCATTGGTAGCTATGCTGTTGTTCCTTACAACATCAACAACCCAATGTTCTACAAAAACGCTGATAATGCTTGGGTAGCGATTGGCACAACAGATTGGCAAAAGAGCTGGGTGACTATTTCTAGCACCAAGTCTACCTATGTAGGTAACGAAATGCCAGATGGTGGTTCATTGACAGTAAACGGTACAACAATAACATTCAGTTCTGGTGGTCCAGCTGTTGTTAGCGGAACTGACTTCTGCACACAATTCAATGCCGCATTCCTTGCCAACTATGGCAGTGGTATACGTGCTGAAATTGACGCTACAGGACGATTGATCATACGTGCTACCAGCTTGAGTGCTGCCAATGGCAGCACAGCCGACGGTAAAGTAGCGATTGGTGTTGGCGCAAACAATGCCACCATTGGTATCGGATCAGGTACATTTCATGCTCCGATGCTGAGCTTTGGCAAATACACAGAAGTTCCAACATACGCAACTGGCGAAGCAACACCAGCACCTACTGGTAGTTTCTGGATCAAGACCACATCGATTGGTCAAGGTGCTAACTGGGTCATCAAACGTTACAGCTCGACCACAGAACAATTTGCCACAGTGGCCGCACCACTATATGCTTCCAAAGAAGATGCCATTTATAATCTAGACGTGATGAATGGCGGCACTGGTATTACTGATGGTAGTTTGTTTGTGCAGTACAGCACACTGGCTGATTATCCAGCAACATTCAAGATCTATGAACGCAATGGCAGTGGCCAAACCAAAGTCACTGGTTCTATTCCTGTCAGTTCGTTCACTATCGGTCAGACATTTAGCCTTGCAGTATCACAGCCAGGTTCAGCGGCACTGACTGAATACACATTCAGCGGAAGTTATGCAATCAATTCTACCACAGTGGATGGATTGATCAGCTTGATATTGAGCCGTAACATTCCAAACGTGTATGCACAAAAAGAAAGTTCAGGAGCTATCAGCTTTATACATCGTGCTGGTGGTGAAATATTACTAGTTGATACCACAGCTGGCTCGGGTAATCCAGTTTCTGTAGCAGGATTTAGCTCTAGCACAGCAGGCATCGAACTAGAACTCAGCGGCAACTATGCACAAACCACAGCAGAATCCTCAGCAGGAATAGGACGTAGCCTACGTGCCAGCAAGTGGACATCAATTGGTGCAACAACAACATTTACATTCAGCATTGAAACTCCTTATGTGGCTCCAATGGATGGTACGTTATGGTACTATGGCAACAGCACAGAAGCTGATGTCATGATCTGTGGCACAGATGGCTGGAAAGGCTATCGCACATTGACCAGCGATGCACGTGGATACAATCTATCCAACACAGACCCAGCTGGTCCTATCTTCTCAGCAGGTCGTCCTACACTGCACACTGACGGTACAAGTATCGTGTCTGGTGATTTATGGGTTGATGTCACTGACACAGAAAACTTCCCAGCATTGTATCGCTACAATGGTACTACATGGACAAAGATTGACAAGTCAGACAAGATCACACAAAACGGTATAGTATTTGCAGATGCACGTTGGGATGCCAGCTATGATGGTGCTAACCACATAGGTGGTATTGTTGATCCAATCAGCGGTGATCTTCCATCAGTCGCCAGCGCATTGCTCAGCAACTATGTTGATCTTGACTGCCCTGACTATCGTTTGTATCCACGTGGTACGATACTTTGGAACACTCGCCGCAATGGTTTGAATGTCAAGAGCTTTGTGGCAAACAAGTTCACAGCACTGGCATATCCAAATGCGGCAAATACAGGAACACATCGTGTTGGTACTATTCCAACATACGCAAGCACTTGGGTAAATGCAAGTGGCGTACAAAGTGATGGAACTCCATATCATGGACACAAAGCACAGCGTCAGATGGTTGTCAAAGCTCTCAAGGCAGCGATTGACAGCAATACTGATATCCGTGAAGATCAATATGTGTTTGATTTGATCGCTTGCCCAGGCTATCCAGAACTGATTCCAAACATGGTATCACTCAACAATGACCGTAGTAACACTGCATTCGTTATTGGTGACACTCCATTGGATCTGACACCAAGCACAACAGCATTGACCACCTGGAGCAACACAGTTGAAACCAGTGGTGATGTGTACTTGGCAGTTTACTATCCATCAGGATTGAGCAGTGATGTACAAACAGGTGCTGATGTTGTGGTACCAGCAAGCCATATGGCTCTGCGCACATACATCCACAGCGATAACATCAGTTACAAGTGGTTTGCACCAGCAGGCACACGCCGCGGTACAGTTGACAATGCCAACGCAATTGGTTATGTTGACTATGCTACTGGTACTTTTGTAAAAACAGGTATCACACAAAACCAACGTGATGTGTTGTACGGTTTGCGCATCAACCCAATTAGCTTGCTACCAGGCACAGGTCTAACTGTGTATGGTAACAAGACACGTAGCGGTGTAGCACAAAGCACAGACCGTGTGAACGTGAGTCGCTTGGTAAACTACATCCGCACACAACTTGCATCTATATCAAATGCATTCTTGTTTGAACCAAATGACAAGAGCACACGTGATCAGATCAAAGGTGCGATCGAAGGCATCATGAATGACTTGGTTGCCAAACGTGGTATCTATGATTACTTGGTTGTATGCGACAACAGCAACAACACTAGCGATCGTATTGCACGTAACGAGCTGTATGTTGATATCGCTATCGAGCCAATGAAGGATGTTGAGTTCATCTACATTCCAATCCGCTTGAAGAATCCTGGAGATATCGCCAAGGGTGGAAAATAATATAATAAGCTAACATAATGGAATGCAGTGATGCATTCCATTATTGAAATAGATCCAGGTAAATAATAGTAATAGGAGACAACAAATGGCTGTCGCAAGTTTAACAAAATTCACAGTACCACTGGCCACTAACCAAAGTGCGTCCACACAAGGTCTGTTGATGCCAAAGCTGGCTTATAGGTTCCGTATCACATTTCAGAACTTCGGCGTCAGTAATCCAAAAACTGAACTCACCAAACAAATCATGGACTTCACTCGTCCACAGGTTCAGTTTGATGAAGTCACTATTGAAGCATACAACAGCCGTGTAAAGCTCATTGGTAAGCCAGCATGGCAAGACATCACAATCAATCTACGCGACGATGCACTAGGCAACGTCAGTCGTTTGGTTGGTGAACAACTACAGAAACAGTTTGATTTCATGGAGCAGGCCAGCGCCGCTTCTGGTATCGACTACAAGTTTACAACCGTTTGCGAAATGCTAGACGGTGGTAATGGTAACGCCACAGGCGGCGGACCAAACGTGCTTGAAACTTGGGAAATCTACGGATGCCTATTGAGTCAAGTACAGTACGGAGAACTCAACTATGGTACCAACGATCCAGTGAAGATTCAGCTCACTGTGAAGTTTGATAATGCTATCCAAACACAAGGTGTGGCTGGTGTTGGTGCTGCCATTGGACGAACATTGGGAACAACAATGACTGGTTGATCCAGATGACGTAAGACTAGAAAGCCCGGTTTTGCCGGGCTTTTTTTTGTTCATAAATACTTGATAGGATAATAATTATGAGCAATGCATTAGACAGTATTTTGCAAGGTCTTGGATCAAGCGATTCGATCAAGGACTATCAGCATGCCTCCAAGATATTTGTAGATGGCAACTTCTTGCGCAGTCCAAAGTTCGCACATTCTTTTTATGTGACTTTTGATTTTGCCGAAGGATCATATGCATTGCGAACACCAGCACAGCAGGCATTGCAATTTGGTGCATTATGCAAGACTGCACAGCTTCCCAAGTTCACAGTTGATGCCAAGGTCATGAACGCATACAACCGTCCTAATCTAGTACAAACAAAATTAAAATACGATCCAGTCAATCTCACATTCCACGACGACAGTGCAGACATAATCAGAGACTTTTGGTTTGACTACATGACCTTCTATTATAGAGACTCTGAATATCAACCGGCCATGTATGGCATGTCTCACAAGTACAAAGCACGTAGCACAGATGCTTGGGGCTATCAGTTGCGCCCTGAGTATACTCTGACAGATTATCACCCTATCAAGGCCATCAACATATACAGCATGAGCCGCGGTAGGTTCAGTCAATATCAATTGATCAATCCAATGATCACATCATTTGCTCACGGACAGCACAAGATGGAAGGTTCGGATCTGCTAGAGCATTCGATGACCGTGCAGTACGAAGCAGTGAAATACTACAAGGGATATGTGAACGGTGATCCAGGCCTGCAAAGCAGCCTCAGACTCATTTATGATAATGTACCCGGTCCATTGAGTTCTGGGGTTACTCGTAGCATATTTGGGCAAGGTGGATTGGTTGATGCGACCAATGCCACAGTCAATGACCTAGCCAGTGGTAACTTTGTTTCGGCTTTCCTGCGACTGAACAAATTACAACAAACATTCAAAGGTCAGAATCTGCAAGATGCATTTTCGTCTGAAGTAAATCAGGTGCTTGGCGGCGCAATAAGAAACAATACCAACACACAGGCATCAGTTAGTGTACCGACCCTGGCAGACTTGGTTGGATCAATAAACACTCAAGTTGG